GCTCACTTTTAGAAAGAATCCGTTCTGAGTCAGAAACTCTCTGTTGAAGAGCTTCCCGCTTTGAGAAGGGTTCATACTTCTGCATTATATTTTTTTACCTTTCTTACCTAGTGGTTTAGGGGTTTTAAAATACGATGACATACTTGATTTACTGTTTTTAGAACCTGAAACCCAACTACCTTCAAAGCCAAGGTTGAAGCCTCCATCGAAGGTCCAGCCTTTAGGTTTGCCGTGAAAGTTAGTAGCGTTTCGAATATGACTTTTTGACATTTTTACTTTTTTTACCTTTCTTATAGGATTTTTTCTTACTTTTCTTTTTAGCCATATCTACCTTGATTATGATGAAGCAGTACCAACAATCATTCCGGTCTCAGCATCAGCGTTCACACCATAATTCTCATAAAGCGAGCAATCATTAGTGGTTGTGACCCAGGTGACCTGACCATTTGTGGCAACTCTCATGGAGTTGTACCGAATAGATCCATCTGTGGTGCCTACAAGCGAGATACAAAAATCATTGGCATTGTAGTTATCCATGTCATTGTGTGCAATATCTACACGGGTACAAGCTGTAGTCACATTCTCGATAGGTGATACAGCAAAGTCCCCATAAATGACATTACGTCTAATCACCGGATGATCACTGCCTACAATCTGAATAGCCGATTGTGCGCCAGCATCGGTGCTTCCCCTAAACAAGCAATCTTCAACAAGCAAGTCATCAGCATCGGAATCACCCACAAGGAAGTCTGCACACTGTCCACTAGCAGACGCCAAAAGAACCTCACAGTTACGTAGGGTGAAGTTGGCAGCATTAACATCGATAGGGCCGGTTAGTGCATCAACACCAGTCGCATTAAAGTATATATTCTCAAAAGTGATATTTGCTGCATCAACTTGAATATCCGCCCCGACAACCGTAGTGAAGTTGATTGTGGATCGCGCAGAACCCTCCCCTAGACCCAGGACATGAACACCTGCGATATCACAGAGGATACCGTTGGCTGCAGTGACATCTTCACTATGACCAGGGAGTACAATGATAAGACCGTTAGCAGCTACTCGATCTTTTTTAAATGCATTAGAAATACTATCTACAGGATGATCAGGATTTTTACCATCGTTATCACTTGCACCTGTACTTGAATCAACAAAAATGGGTTGCTTAAATAGAGATTTTACAGGCAACCCGCTGATAACGGGTAAGCCTTTAATTCTTGGAATTGCCATAATTCTCCTTACAAAATACTGGAGGGTGGGAGAAGGAAACCCCCACCCTCAGACAGTTTAGCTGACTTGGGCACCAACTCCGAACCGCCAATCGGCTCTACCGAAGGTGTAAGTCATGTATCCCCTGAACTTGGCGATCAAGGTGTCGAAGTCCTCAACTCTAGCAAACTCTGTTGGAGTCGCTTCGTACATGCTGAGATTCTTCTTCATCTTCGCCGTGTTCACCAAAAACCAATCATTGGTATCATCGATGTACTGCCAAGGGATTACACGGAATTTGCCTGCCAGAATGTTTTTATTCTGGTCGGCAGAATCCAGCCCTTTTTGCGTCTGCATAATTTCCAACGCTCGATATTCCAGATCAACTGGGACAACCAAGGCATCTGGCTCAAAACCACGACGACGACCAGCGTCATCACGTAAGAGCCTAGCCTGGGTACGCGCACTGGAAAGTGCTGCAGGGCTAAGGGCAGAAGTGACCAAGTTATCAAATCCACTTGATGTGGAGACACCTGGTCTTAGGGTTGTGTGAGAGTTGCTAAAAATAGCAACACTCTCAGTATGATTGTAGAAACTAGACGAAGCTGAGAAGGAGTCGTTAAACGCAACTCCTGCAGCATGACCCTGACGGGTCTCAAACGCCGAATCTACAAGGTTCTCCATTCGACCGTCGATCACGTTAAATTGATCAAACTGCCAAAGGCGTCTTTCGATCTGGATACCCAGTGCCCACTCAATGTGAGTTGCGTTCCAATCGTATCCTTGGTCTGGTCCATCGTAAGGGACCGTTCCAGAACCGCCGTCGCCGGAGAACTGTTGAAAGTTACCCATTGGGGTCAACGCTGATCCGCGTTCAACCTCAATAGTCGAGTTCACTACATTAAAGAACTCACTGATTTTGTCTTCTGGTCGATCTTCCAGACCGTCTCGAATCTCTTGGAAGCGAGGATCGAGGACATCTGGAAAACCAGCAGTAGTAAGTGGTACAGCCATTTTCTATCCTTTCTTCCTATTAAGCGACCGAGTTGAAGGCATGATCCTGCATAACAAACACCGTACTAAGATGCGGAGTCGTTTTAGAATAACCTTCACCAGATGTGTCTACATAGACGTTAACAACAACAGCTTCGCCACCAGTGGCACCTGCGACAGTTCCATTCAACTGAGAGAAATCAGTCGTCATTTGAACAGCAATAACACCAGGCGCATATTGAGAAGCCACAAAAGAGTCTCCAGCCGCGATATCATTCAGGAAAGGTACCGTAGTTATTACAGATGTAGAAGCTACGTGATCCGTCATTACACGACTTTGACCTACATTGGCACCACTGATGCAGAAGACCATTCCGTCATTCATATCATCATTAGAACCACCCGCAGCACTGTCCGCTACCGTTGTACCAGCAGTGTTAGCACTGTCAGCAGTTAGGTAGTAACCATCGCCATCGGCATAGTTGGTATCTGCAGTCGCAGAGGGAACTACTTTGGAGTTGAAAACTGCAAGCGGATCAACCATCACTTCAACAATACCCTCAGTATTACCTTGGGTAGTGTCTAATGTCGCAGCATGAGTTGTCACACCAAGAGCATTAGTGAGGTCAGTGACAGAAGCGGGATCTTCCGCTGTGCCATCACTTCCAGTAATCCAAACCACAGGTTGTCCCGCAACTACAGTTGCGCCAACTTTGTAGGTCATTTTGAGCCCGCTAGAGCCTGAGAAAGAGTATGAATATCTCAAGTTATCTCCTTACGTTTCAAAATAAATTGTTTTATTAGGATTAGGTTCGCGACCATAAGCTTCGGTCATAATCCGATAGAAATTTTCTTCTGGATAGAAGGAATTACATAGAATCATTTTGATTGAACAGCCATCACAGTTCGTTCTCCATAGATATCCCCAATCAGGTTTATAGTCATTAGCTTTCCACCAACCACTATATTTGCGCCAACAAGTTGGGCAAAGGTTGACAGGTCGCCGTAACTCGACCTTCTCTGAGATATAAGGAGCACCCATTACTCGCTCAGGTTTAACAATCGCAAAGCGATCATTAAGGCGACCAATCTCTTGTGGAGATGGAGCTTTCTGAGCCACCTTGGATAAGGTGTGTTGAAGACTAGGCGTACCTTTATTAAGGAGAGGCACTGTATAGCTAGCAATCTTCCGACGCATAGATCATCGAAACAAAACTGCCCTTAGTTATACTGCCCCAACCGCGTTAGCGGTTAATGCCCCCTACCAAGGAGGCTTTAGATCTCCAGCTTTACCGCCTGTTCTCCACGCAGTGGATTGGCAAAAGATACAACCATTACTGGCTTCTTTTACACGATAGACAGTTTTGCCGTTGATCGTCGTAGTCTCGTTGAGACCATAGAATCTGCCACCCGATGGTCTTTTCCGAGGATCATTCAGAGTATCGCAAACAGAACAACGAATCCGGTGTATTTTATCAGCACTGGAAACAGACCGATTACGATAGATCTTCACAATGATAGTTTAGAGAAACACTGTAAAATTGTCAAGACTTGGGAGTTGCTGAGAACACCTTCTCTTTTATTCCCAACTCAACATTAGAAACAGATCGCCCTTGAGCTAATCGAGCTGCCCGATTACGTGGGTCCAACGTATTCCAAAGAGACTCATAACTTAACCGTTGTTTATCCATTCCAGCTTTCTCTTCAGAACTCAAATGAACTTCAGCATTAAAAGACTTAACTGTGTGTCCAGGTGGTTGAGAATCACCTTGAGTACCAGGAACCGCTGAAAAATTAGTATCAGCAGACCTAAAAGAATCTCCTGCTTGATTTTTATTAAGATTCTTTTCACTAACAATCTGCTTCACTGCATCCGTCATGGCATTAAGATCATGGTTCTGGTACATAATTGATTTATGTGTAAGATAACGAGTTGGATCCGCTCGAAGCATATTATATCGAGCCATAATCTCATCTTGATACTGACCAGAGTTAGAACCTAAAGGTGCTCCAGCTTGTTGAAGTGCTGCTGCTGCTGCTTGAACTTCTGCTCCCTGACGATTGACAACTGCTTGCTTGGCTGTAATCTCATCAGCAGCTTGCTTTTTAATCTGAGCTGTATAGGCACCCATTGTGTTTGTATCACTTGCAAGAATTGCATCAGCATACTGCTGATCGGTGATAACACTTTCAGAGTTTGATGGAGCTTCTTGAACCTGTTGAACCTGTTGATTTTGCTGCTGATGAAGCATATTCAGTTGATACTGTAGTTCATCCGCACGATTTTTCTGCCTAAGAGCCTCTTCACTTGATCCTTGTAATTGTTGTTTCAGTCTTTCTTGAGAGGAAGCATCCCCTGAAGAATTTCCAGCCTCGGAGCCAGCCTCGTCCCCTTGTGGAGTTACCTGATTAGGGTCCACAGATGGGGGAGTTAAGGTAGGATCATCCATGATTGAAAATCTCCTTTCTCATAGTTGTCATTGGAGGGCAGATAAATCCAGCGACTCCCAACGAGTCGGGGACTGCTCCTTCATCAACCCCATTGCTGGGGAACTTAATAGGAGTCACTGTGAGACTCCATATACAATCGTTGATTGGCTTCAAAGCGATCTGCAGCCGATTCGTACTGTACTTCTTCAGATTCTGACTGACTAATAAGTTGCTCAGGAACCATCATTGCGTGTTCAAAACCCTGATAACAACCTTGAGCAAATCGATGATCATCTTTGGATGAAACACAGAATCTACCATATTGAGCTAATCGTACTTCCCAAACCCTTTGAAGAACTTTCCAACCTTCACTACTCATCAATGAATACATAGCTTTAGCATCATCTTCTGAAATATCTGCTTGAGACATTGACAACGATGCTATTTTTGGATTATCCATTATTCTATTAACGGAGCAGGTATTACATAAACTACGCTAGATTAACCATTTCCTCATCTTCATCCATGTGAGGAGGTTCAACTTGAGGCTGGAAGTCAGCTATATTAGGTGTTGCTTCAGCCGGTGGAGGTGGTGGTGGTGCCATCCCTCCAGGTGCCCCTCCAGGTTGACCCTCTGCTTGAGCAGTTTGAGCAGCTTGAACTTGAGCAAACTGCTGCAATTGATCCATTGGAAGGAGTTGATCAAAATCTTTAAAACCTAGACTCTCATATGTCTTCTTAAAGAACTCTCTAGCTGGAGGAAATTGAACCATCAATGGCAGATACTGAGCAAATAGATTTGCCATAGACATTCTATTTTGCTGATCCTGCATTTTATTTGGATTGAGTTCAAATTGAAAATCAACTTCTTGTTCAAAAGCACTTCTATTTAAACGGCGAGTTTGAAATGCCCCAGTCTGCTTATTAAGAACTCTAAAGACCAATTCATTGGGACTATTGTACTTATGAAGCTCATGAATCTGCTGGAAAAGCTCCCGATAACGCTCTGCGTAGAGAGCTGTTCTAAAACTGAAGGAAATCTGGTTCTGTTGAAGAAGCGCGAGAGTCCCTCTGGCCGTCCTAGGTGCATTCGGAACAGAGGGACTCTCGCGCTTCTTCAAC